TATTTACATCTTTAGAATAAAAATATTCAGGAACTTGATTTACCTGACCACTATGATATCTACTTGGCTCACCAGGGTTTCCAATTTCAATTTTATCGCCAATCTCATAATAAACTAAGTTCTCCTCTTCTTGAGATAACCTAGGTCTATATATTTCAGCTATAAGCTTATTGTAACCACTAGTAGAAAGAGAGAATCCTGTATGAGATATACTTACAGAGCTATTACCTTCAATAGAAACGTTGTCACCATCACTAGCTGGATTAGCAATTCTTAAATAAAATCCGTCTCCATTTTCTGATGTTGATATAGGGTTTAGTTCATCGTGAAGATCAAATCCTGTAATTTCAAAATCTAAATATTCAGTAAATAACTTTCTTTCACCACCTTCTACGCAACTAATAAACCTAATTCTATCTCCCTTGGCAACATCAAAGTCTACTAAAGCACCTGAAGAGTTTATATAACCTTTATTTTCGTCTTTTAAAGATTCTAAACCTAAATACATTTGAGTATCGTTACCATCTCCAGCAACAGTTTTAGCTATTGTAACTTGTATAAACTCCCCAACAGAAGTGTTGCCAGCATAAAGCATTTGATAATGAGTAGCCCATTTAGGAGGCTTGTTGTATATACTAAAAGTAGGAGCTGATAGCTGACCTGAAATAGGGGCCTCAGATTCAGTAACAAAAGAATTATAACATCTAGTACCATTTAAATTAGGAGATATAGACTCTGTTCCAAAACCTTGTTCTAGTATTATTTCACTTCCAAAATCAGGAGCTACATTCACAAAAGAACATCTGTTTGTCTCGTCAAAGTATGCTATACCAAAATCGTGAAAAGAACCAGTTTTAAAAGAATTAATAGCTGAAGAACCACTAGTGTAAACAACATTAATATTAGTTACAACTTTAATCCAACCACCTAAAACTGGATCATAAGGAGAATTACTTGATCCTGAACCTTGACTGTTAGGTAAAAGCTTCCACTTTATTTTTAACATATCAGTGCCGCTAACCTGAACAGTTAATCCATTTTCAGATAGACCCGATTCATTTGCATCAGCAATTTGAGCCCCAGTAATTACACTTCCTCCACCCTCATAAGCTTCATTATTAAATTGATCTATAATCGCTTGTCTAGCCTGATTTATAGTTGTTGCACCTGTGAGGTCAACATCCATTGCTAACCTACCAGATCTCTGCTTAATATCTCCATTCGTTCTTTTTAACATCCAACCTATATCTATAGATATAATTTGACTATCTGTATCGTTTAAATCAATAGGACTAAGATCTAAAAACAAACTAACTTTACATTTATTGTTGTCATTACTTCCCCAAGCGGAATCCTCATTTGGTAGATCATTTGTAATAACAGTTGCTAAATTAGTATTTGCAGCACTAGCGTTAGAGATAAAACCCGCCCCAGTTTCTCCAGTCTGTGTAAAACCATTTTCTATTGGGAAACTTCCATCGCTTTTAGCAAACACAGTTAAATTTGTAGTGTCTGTAGTAATAATAGAGTTTTCTACAGGTGAAAATTTACTTTCAACTACCATAGGTGTGTTATCAAAACCTTCAACCACGTTACCATAAGCAATTCTATTGTTAGATAAAATTGTTTGTGCTTTTGCAAGCTTAGGTACAGAATCAAATAACTTATTAGAATCAGCTCTGTCTATAAAAGGATAAACACCATTATTTTTAAATTTAATTATAGACTTAGGAACGTCAAAGTGAAATGCAGGGTCTGATATAACACTATTCTTAATTTCTTTTAAGTAACTAGTAAAGTTGTTTTGAACAGTATCTACTAAAACAAACTCACCATCGTTTCCTGTTCTAGCTACTATCTCTATTTTTTTAACATCTGATATAGTATCAAAATACTCTACCTCAATAATATTTTTTATTTCTTGATACTCGTTAAATTTTACAGGTACATTTCTTGAAAAAGAGGTGTCTGGATTTATATCAGATATACCACTATATGATGTGTTTTCATTATCGTAATGTATGTACCTATACTTAAACTGAAATAAATTATCTAGTATATTATTCTTTAAATTAGAAGGATCTTTTTTCAACTCAGTCTGAGGTCTTAGCTCAGGTTGATGCTTAACAGCATCTAAATATTTTACTTTATTATCACGATCACCAAAACTAATTAAAGGTGAGTAAGCATCATCAGGATCTGCGTGCATTAGGATACCTGAAGCTACAGCACCAGACTCAAAAGGACAGTTAGTTAGTATAGCACCTATACTTGTTTCTATATCGTTTACTAGTATATTAAAAGGCTTTGATCCTTCAGTAGGAGACGTAAAGTTAGGTGGTGTCTCAACTGTTATGGTAGCTCCAGATCTATCTATAACTTTAAAGAATCTAGGAAAATTACCATTATCCATAATCCCAATAAACTCTCCTTCAGCTAAAGTGTTGTCACTAAGTATTGTAGGACTAACAGTTATTTCATTGCTACCACTAGTAACATTAAAAGTAAATGAACTTGAAATTCTTCTAACAATACCAATAACTTCAGACCAACCATTAAACTGAATTTGAGTTTGCTCCTCCTCAACTTGATTTTCGTTACCAATATGTGAAAATACATTATCACCAATTTTAAATGATCTAATTTTTTCATCATCAAAACATAAAAATGCTGACTTGTCAAATCCACCAGGAAAAAATACATCTTCAATCCTAACAGCATTTTTTATATTTTCCTCGTTCTTTTTGCCTAACTCAACATTAATTTTTCTAGGTCTATTAAGGTTGTCTGTGAAATATAAAATATCGTCAACCTTATTAACACCTGTAATTAAGTTAGATCTACTAAAGTTAAGAACAGTTTCCACCTGACCATTAGAACCTAATCTACCATCTTGATATACGGTTTTAATACTGTCTAGTGCTAGGTCATATTCCAATATACAGTCAAAGTTGTTTACAGATGTGTCATGAACAAAGTAGTATATTCTACTCAAAGGCTTATCTTCATAAGATCCAATACAAACAAAGTCTTCACTAGCTAAACTAATAGATCTGTTTTTATTTAATATTGAGTTGTAAACATATCTTCTAACACCCTTTGTTATAGTAGGGCTTTCATCTATAGATTTATTTACTATAATATCAGAATCTGAAGATGGTATTGTTGATGGGGCATCTAGACTGTAACCACCATAACTATCAGAAGATACTGCCCTAACAAATCTCTCTACAGTGCCTGACTGATGTGGTTGTGGGATATTTATAGCATTTAAATCAGTTACTACACATGAAATATCAATTGTAGTACCGTCATCAACATGATTACTATTACTACCAGAAGTTGTAAAGTCTGCAAAAGCTTTATTACCAACAATTCTGTATTCAATCATATTTACAGAAGTATCATTAAGATTATCGTAACTTCTATAACTACCATTGTTAGTGTATTGAATTAAAACAATTTCCCATCCAGGTCTAGGATCTACAACCTGAATACTAAACTCATAAGTGTTATCTGCTGAAGCTTCCCAACTAACATCATCGGTTGTATCTGAAATTGATACTGCATAATTTGTATAGTCCACTCCAGATCCAGCATTAAAATCTACAACCATTGGTATTGATTCACTTCCAATAGTTACTTGGTAATAATAAACTCCAGGATTTAAAAGCCAAGATGTATTAGAATCATAATTAGAACCATCTCCACTATACATCTGAATAACATTTCCATCTACCCCATTATTATATAAATAGCTATCTTTTATAACATTTTTTACAACATTTTGAAACGGAGCACCATCTTGATTAACGTTACTATCCCAAAAACTAGCAGTACCTTGAAGATTTTTTCTATTGTCTGGACGAAAATGATCTCTATTTATAATAGTCCCAATATTATAATATAAATCAGGATTACTAAAAGATGAACTACTACCATGCAGAGATGTATTTCTAAGAGCAAGAACATAAACCCCTGTACTATTATTAGTATGAGAAATTCCATTTGGAAGACTATTTACATATTGTCGAGTTACTGCAGTGGCTCTATTTATACTGATATTAAACAAAAAACCTACATTATCGCTATTAAATGTTGAATCAACACCTGAAGAATCAATTACATTTTGAATATAACCTGTAAAATTAGTTAAAGCATCTATATCATCATTAAGGTTAGCTTCGTTGTTTTGAAAGGAACTTGTCACATTATCTATGTAAAATTGATCTATAGTGCTTGTTAATCCTAACTCGTCAATGGAAGCCTCTAATTGAGCTTGAAGTAAAGCGGATGAGGCGTTAAATTGATTTAATAAATTTGCATACTCTTGTATTTGCCCACTAATAACCTCAAGACCAGAAGATAAATCTGTTATAGCACTCTCTGCAGCCTCATCTACAACCTCAACTTCTTCTTGGAGGCTAGACAAATTGTTTTGTAAATCTTGTAAAAATTCTTGAGAAAGTCCTGAAACACTTTCAGCATAAGCTATAGACATACTCTCTATAACAAATAAAGGACCTTCAGTATTTAAAGCTTCATCTGATAAAGCTCCTTCGGTCTGTATTAAAACTATTACGCTAACTATCTCCTCAGGTGAAAGATCAGATGGAGGTTCAAGAACATAAACACCAGGTTCTGATATTGTAGGAAAATAAAAGTAAGGCATTGTACTCGATCTTCCCACTCTAACAGTAAAAGGATGCACACAAAAAGGTACGTTAATAATTAATCTAAGATTTTGTACCTGTGAAGAAGGTATATTAATGTCATTATTTATTGGAAAGTGAGCAGATTTAAAGGAACCATCGTAAACTGAGCCATTAGCTGCAGTTTGAGAAAACTTTATAGAACCATCAGACTGAGAGAAAAAAGTACCTTGTGGTTGAGTAAAACCAATATCAGTGTTAAGGGTCGGGTCTGAAACAAGCTCCACTGAAGTTATAGTAACTTGATTGTTAAAATCATCTATCATTGATTGTAAAGACGCATTAAGTTGATCAGCCTGAAACAATAAAATTTGTGTATTAGCCAATTCACCTTGAGCTAACACCTTTGCTTCCTCAGCAGCAGCAGCAGCAGCTTCAGCAGCAGCAACAGCCTCAGCAGCATTAGCAACAGCAGCATCTACATCATCCTGCGTTATACCATCATCAGGAATTACTGAAGCTACACCCTCTAAATAAGCAGCTTCAACATCAGATTGACTAATCCCATCATCCGCTGTTATTGATTGAACACCATTAAAAAAAGCTTGGTTTATATTAACTTGTAACTCAGCAGCTGCAAGGTTAGCAATAGCGTTATCTACTGCTAACCTAAGACCAGGCATAGGACCAACATTAGTGTCACCAAAATCTTCAATACCAGCATCCAGTGCTGCCTGAGCATCATCTAAAGCTTGTTGGGTGTTAACTACAGCTTCTTGTGCAAATAAAACATCAGCATTAGCAAGTTCTATAGCAGTATCAAAATTTTCTTGAGTGATAACTGGAACTGAAGCAACACCATCTGCAAAGGCAGCAGCAGCTAAAATTGCGTTATCTGAAGTAATGTCTACTGAAGCAGCACCTTCTGCAAAGGCAGCAGAAAGTTCTGCAGAAGTTGCTAAAGATTGAGCATTACTTAAATCAACATTAAGAATATCAATTTGTGATTCATAAGAGGATTGTTGAGCAGAAAGAGTACTAGAAATTAAAGTAGCAAGACTGGTTAAAGTAAATTCAGATTGAGAAACTGGGAATCCTAATTCACTATACAAACCACCTGCATTATTTAGATCATCTGCATCACCAAACAATACAATATTTATGTTGTTTTGAAGAGTAGAAAGTTCTTCATCTAATTGAGTATTTTTATTTTTAAGTTCAGTTGCAGCTTGAATTAAACTTATATCTGTGTCATTTTCGGTAATAATTATATTCGATAACTCCTCTAACTGAGCTTGTAAATTTGCATTATCTGCTGTCAAATCATTTACTTTATCTTGAAGCTCAGAGTTAACAATAGTAGTTGTAGTTAGGTTAACTAAATCTGCAGCTATTAAATTAAGTGACTCCTTGATAGTATCTATGTTTCCAGCATAAAGATTAACAAGTATTTCTGGCTTTGGATCTATTGCTTGGTCTATAAAAGTTGCAATAACATTTTGCAATTGTCTTTGAGACTGTCTAAGTGTTTCATTCTCACGTCTAAGTGTATCTTCAGCATGAATTGCATTAGCCAATTCAATCTCAACTTGAGCTAAATTTGAATTAGCCACAGCTAATTGTTGCTCCAATATACTTATTTGATTATTATATGTATCTGTTATTGAATTTATTTGAGCCCGCAACAAACGTATTGTATTCTCAGCTTCTTGCAGTTCTAATAATAACTCTTGATAATCGTCACTAACTGAAGATAAATCAGTTGTTCCAGCAGATTTATTAATAAGTTCTATTCCAGTACCACTATACCAAGATGATAAACTAGTGACTGGACTACCAGCTACTAAGTCGTTTCTTAGCTCAGTCTCACTTGATGCAAATGCTAACTTAAACCTTGTAAAGTTTGGAGAAGCTAACCTTACAGTTAGTCTATCTACCTGTTCGTTTTCTAAAAATAATCTAACATTTGTTAAGGTAAGGGTGTCAGAAGATGTAAAATCTTTATCAAATTGTAAAAATATAACAGAAGAATTGTTAGGGTCGTTTATAAATATACTATGAGACCCGTCAGCACTTATTGTACCAAAAGTGTCATTACCTACATTAACAGTAAAGCTATTGCCAGATGGTAATCCTGATACCGTTAAATCTAACTTAAAGTTTTTACCTTCTATTATATTTGCACTAAGACTGTAAGTGTTTACAGCTTTTACCTCTTCCCCACTAAAAGTTAAAGTACCTTGATTAATGCTAAAACCATCACCCTCTGAAACTTCTTCACTATTAAAATAAAATTCTAACTGAGAGTATGGAACAGCATCTGGGTTGTTTCTACCTAAGTTAGAAGACTTACCACCAAGACTTGTAGTTTTAACAAAGTTAGTTGTAATACTTGATAGCTCAGTGGTACTACCATTACTACCTTCTATTATTACCTCTCCAAATTTATCATTAGATATAGCGTCAACAAGAAATTGAGATATACTATCTTGAGATGGACCAAACTCAAACTCACCACCACTGTTAAATTTATCAATTGACTCAGTTAAATTTAAAACTTCTGTTATAATATAATCATCAGTAGATAGTCCATCTCCAGCAGTTTGATCATAAGAATACATATTAACATTATTTTCAGGATCACCAGGAGTAGTTGTTCCTTGCTCACCATCAACGTTAAATTCATATACTGTTGATCCTACACCATCCGCAGGACCAGGGCCAAACGTAGTTCCATCATCATCTACATTAGTGTCATTATCAGATTGAGAAAATCCAGTAGAACCATTAATAATAGTGTTTTGCCCAATATAGTAATTATTAAGATCACTGTAATCTTCCCCTATATCGTATTCTCCTTGAGGATAGTCTGTGTTTGAGAAAGTGCTTTTTATAATTAAATTAAAAGAAGCACCAGGCTGACTAGATGTAAATGTTATTGAAAAACTATTTGATCCATCAAATAAATCACCAGGAAGAAAATCTACTGAAGCATTTATGTTTATAGGAAGACCTGTAATAAGATCTACTACGCTAAAAGAAGATAAAGGACCTCCTGGTCCAAACTTATCATAAAGTGTCTGCGAGGTATTAGTTAACTGTGCACTACCAAACCATGTTGTAAAAGATGTAGATATAAAAACAGGATCAGAAGATTCATCACTCTCATAACCTATTGTAAAATTAGAGAAATAGTTTATTGACTCTGTTCCTGAAAACACAATAGTTTGAGATAGATTTACAAGATCAGGCTGAACATCATCTATACTAACACCTGTACCGTTGACACCTATACCTGATTCTACATTTACATACTCATTATTTTCAGTAATAAAATTATAAGGAACTAAGGTATTACCTTCTATGTTTTCAACAGAACCTGCTGTAGAATCTGATGATGATACACTTCTTATATTTAAAGCATCTCTGTAATCACCTTGTTTGATCAAGCGAGGATCAGAATCTTTATCCATCCCACCTGTAAAAACTTTCTTGTCTTGTGCCATTGTAAATTATATCTTAGGAGATTGCTTAAATGCTTTTCTAGAAATCTGCATAGCAGCCTCTTTATTAAAGTTCATCATTCTAGCTCTAGCTAATCTTTTCTCGTTGTAATATGCTCTCTTAGCCATTTGTTTTTCGTTAGCAGGAACGCCACGTTTTCTTTGAATGTATTTGTAATATATGTAGCAACGAAGAGCCTCCTCACAAAATTTGTGAACTCTAGGACCCTCCCCTATAACACCTTTTTGAATTAATTTAGCTTCTATAGGAACTCCACCTGAATCAGCTAATACTTTGACACCTGTAATAGTTACTTCATCAGATACTACTACATCTTGATCTGTATTAATTGCAAAAGTTAAATTTTCAAGAGAAAGAGGATTTACAATTATATTTTTATACGTTAAAGTAACTATGTTTGAGCTTGTATTTTGAGATGCTGTTATTCTAGTGTCTACAGGTGATATACCTAAATTAGGATAACCTTCATTTATGACAGTAGAAAATTTTTCTGCTACAATAGGACTAGAATCATTCGGACCAATTTGAATAAGACTAGAGCTTGACGGAGAACCAGTTGTAAAAGTAAATTCATGAACACCAGTACCATCAGGTTTTGGTGTTTTTAATATAGCTCCAGAAACAATTGCACCAGAGGCAGTAAGTGAGGACTTGTTAAATGTAAGCTCAATAACATGATCTCTTGGTTGAGTAGAGCCTATACCATCAGAAATGTACTCTACAAATACTGTTTTACCAGCAAGTTCTGAGGAAAAAGATATACTATTAAGATTTCTATTTAATCTATAATATCCTAAAGCGTTTTGTCCACCACCTACACCATATTTTCTACCCATGTCAGTGTGAAAATAAGGATTGTTCTCATCATAAGGGTCTTCACTTATTTGAGATGTTACACGAGCATCTAAAGATAAATTAGACTTATAACCCAAAGATACAAACTCATCAGCACTGTTTTTATACCCAACCCTTAATAGTTTAACAAAATCACTAGGTAAAGTACATTGAAGAGTGCTAGAGTTTACAAATAATTCATCTATTTTAACCTCCTGTTCTGCATCAAACTTAAGCTCTCTTAACCCTTGAAGTGCTAATAATCTTAATTGATAAATTTCTGCGTCTTTATCATAAGACGTGTCATCCATCATTAACTGAAAGTCATTTACGACCTCGTCTATACTTGTGTAATCTATTGCCATAATTAACTATCTGCTTTTATCTCACTAGCCTGTGCGTACTGAACAACATCAGCCTCTCTAATTGAAACTCCTAAATATTCTAATATCTTTACTACAATCTCTCCATGACATCTGTTAGATATTTTAAATCCATTTGATGACGAAGAATCATGAACAGGCTTACCCGCTACAGTAACGTAACTCCATTTTGGAGTGTTAGTGTTTATGTAATGGTAAGCTATAACTTTAGTTATAGTATCAGGAAACACACTAAATACTTTTGACGTCCCACCTTCTGATCCAAGTAAAGCTATAGGATACTCCATGGATGGTTTCACTAAACTACTTCTGAGTATTTGATTTATATCTTTTGGCTCTACAATATCTACAGGAATATTAGTTGAGATGTCATGATGCTCATCTACATTAATAAACATAGATTCTACATAATCAGAAGTTACAGCTACAGTTACACCTAAATATGGAATTGTCTTAGTAGTTACATTCATATCAGATCTAGTTAAAAAAGTAGCTATATCTTGTCTTGCCAGCTCTGGAGCTAAATTTTCTGCGTATAATCCTTGAGATTTTCTTGTAGGTGATTTTTGCTTTATTATAGAAAGTCGTTTATTGTATAGCTCAAGTTCAGCTTGCTTTGCTAAAAGGTTGAAGTCAGACGGACTTATAAACCCTCTCTGCTCCTTATTTGCAAACACCTGAACTAGCTTATATACTTCATCAATCGTCATTATTGTGTATTTTATTCCCTAGCAAAAGTACGAAATAAATCCGTATATCAAAAAAAGGGAGACCGTTAAGTCCCCCTTCTATATATATAGTCTTAATGTATTATCCATTAAGGGCTTGTAGCCTACGTTCTATCTCAGCATATATCTGTTCTCCCTCACCTTCAGAACAAAAGTCTACCATTCTGTCAATAGGTTTAGTTCCTATAGCAGGAACACAAATTGTATTTCCTGAAGATACCCAAGTAATAGCTTTTTTATCCATTCTTATTATTCCTGACTCTTGAGCCATTAATAATAATTGCTTCATTTCTGTTCTAGGATCATTCATACCAGCTAAGAAACCTTTAGGATTATTCTCTGCTTGTATTTTCATATCCCAACGAATTTCATCAACACTCTTATCAGTGTTTACACCTAGAACCTTAGCATATCCTACAAGCTCATTTAAAGGCATTTTAAGGGCAGCTTGAACAGCATCCATGGTATCATTAACCTTTGATATTTTATCTTTAGCAGATTTTTCATTATCCCTTATTTTAAACATGATATTTTTAGACTTTATTCTATGTGGATTGCTACCATTAGCGTTGCAAGTATCTAAATATTTTTTAAGAGTAGGATTAGTATGATCTACAAAAAGATAACCATTATTAAAAGCAATAGGCTCTCTCATTCTAGCAGTTTCTGGCTGTTCATCAGCAAATATAGATGTCTCACCAGGAACATATCTAATTTTTCTATTCTCACCAGTTGTAGGGTCAAAAATAATATCTTCAGCCTTCAATAAAGAAACTATAGGATACTGTGGCATACCATTTTTTCTTTTTGCTTTTGATATTAATTCGTAAACAGTAGGTTTAAACTCTTGTTTTCTATTAGTAAATTGAGGAGTGAATTTTTTTTCTACTACGGGAGCTTTAGCTTCGACCTTAGTGGACGTAGGAGGCGTAACAGCCTTACGTGTTTTTGTTGGTGTCATAATAATTATTTTCTAAAATTAACTTAAAGTTTTATAAAAGGAAGGGGACAAGCCCCTTCCAGTAATATAATTAATAGTTGTTAGCTATTAAGCTTGAGCAGCAGCTACAGCAGTAACAACATCTGTAATACCATCTAATCCATCTTTTGAATTTGCATCAAACAAAACAATTAAGTTTGGTGCACCTGCAATCATTGGTTTAGCAATAGCAGCACAAATAGTTTCAATAACAGTTCTCTGTGCATTAGTACCAACAGTCAATGTTAAAGTATCCGTAAGATTATCAGCATCAGCAGCAGCATTACCACCAGCAGCAAAAGCGTTCATACGAGGATGGAATCTTAAAACTAAACTAGTGTTTCCTGTGGCTTCCATACTAATAAGATCTGATACCTTAACTAAGTTAGATCCATTTACTTGATCATCATCATTAGCTGTAGTAGCATCTTTTCTAAAATAAAAATATTTCTCCATTTTCTTATGTCTTTATATATTAATAATTATGATTTTTTGAACAATAAGAAACGGTTAGGAGCAAATCCTTCAAAACCACGTTCAGTACGGTAGTGAGATCGCAACTCGTCTTTCTCGTTAGTTCTGTTTTGTAGAACCGCAGATCCAGTTAACCAGTGCTCCATCTCACGAGAGTAACCATTCGCAGCTTTGTATCGCATACGTAAAGAAGGAATGCTTTCTCCTGATCGTGGATCTCTTTGATTATCCATAGGGATACACATACCGAAACCATTGAATTTAAATCCATCACCACCTAATAAGTCAGGACGGTTAAATAGGTCATAAGTTTTCTTGTGGAAAGTGTAACCACCACGATGGAAAGAATTAAAGCCTAAATTCAACGCCATGTCTTTGCTGTTAGCAAAAGTACCATAGTTAGCACCACCAGCAGCATAAGCTCCTTGTGAAGCTAATAAGTCGTCAATATCTAAAGATAAGTTAATACCAGCGTAAAGAGCCATTTCTTTAGCACCTCTGTGTTTATCTAAAGATTTTACAGCAGCATCAAAGTCAGCCATTGTAATTGCTGAAGAACCAAGATCCATAGTTTGACCTTTGTTCTCGATAAACTTTAATAAACCTTCTGTAGTTACAACAGAGTTAGATGAAGCGTCAGTTAAAGATCCACCACCAGCATCACCCACAATCATTGCAAGCTCAGAGTAGTCCATAAATCTTTGGTAAGTATCAGCCTCACCTTGTAAGTACCATAAGTAACCAGTACCAAATTCTTGGTTGCTTACTTTTACATAAATAACATTCGTAGCTTCAGATCCTGAAACAGTAAATGATTCTTTAATAATTTGACACTTGTTTTGGTATTGATCTACACGAGGTGTAATACCAACTGGCTGCTCTGTTCTTTCAGCATAAGCATTACCAATAATAGTAAACTTTGTGTCTGCATCATTACTAGCTGTATTATTATCTGAAAGATTTTTTAAAGTATAGTCATCTCCAGATCCAGCAGAAACATAGTACATAGAACCTGATCCACCTAAAACTAAATCTCCTACTCTTAATGCAACTCTACCATTACCATTAGCTAAGTCATCAAAAGTGTCATCTATATTAACAACACCTGAACCACCGCCAATAACACCTGTAAAGTGATTGTGAAGGAAAGTTTCTTCATAGTGTTCAAAAGTTTGGTTTGTTGTTTCTTTTTTATTACCCAACAATTCCATTAATCCAGTAATCCCTTGATTACCGTATCGCTTAATTAGTTGCTCATCTACATCACGTTTATGTAATGGAATACCATCTGTACGGTCAGCGTTAATTAACGTTGATGTACCTACATAGTTTGATGTAGTTGCAACTGCCACATTAGAAGGTGTTGGCACCATTCCTGAGGCTAAACTTACTGTTGCCATTTTTTTATAATTTTAAATAAAGTAATTAATTTTCTTTTTTAACCTAAAATTTGTTTTCTTAACATCTCAAGAGTTGTCTGTTGCTTCTGAGGTGCATCTTGCTTGTCTTGTGCAAATGATGGGTTCTTAATCTCATTAATTACGCTTTCTGTTCCTTTGCTTCTGTACTGATTAGCGACACCTCGAACAATCTTATCTATATTGTTCAAGATATACATATCTGTATTGAGCTTGTCAAAGTCCCAGTTACCACCTTCGTCTACATACTGATCAAAGAAGCTTTCTAGGTCTGAGTTGTACCCCTTGATTTCATTCCTTGCGTCATCATCAAGTTGATAAACAAACTCTTCACCCTGATCGTTCATAGCGAATGATATACCATCCAAGTCATCAACCTCAGCACTCATAGTGCCGATCCATTCTTCTCTATCCTCTTGGGATACAGAAAAATCTTCTGACTCTGTAGGCATAGCATACTCTTCTTTGACCTCGTTAAAGTAGTCTCTAGCAGCTTTAGCGTCCTTCATGAGCTGGACCTTACCAGCGTTCATTTGTCTCTCGTTATACTCCTCTTTGTCCATCTTGTATGTTGTAGCCATGTAATCATTTAACTCAGCTTCAGTTAAATTAGGATTATCTAATCTTAGATACTCCTTTAAGACTGCATCATCAGACACGTTGGATAAATCAACAGTTTGAGTGTTTAGGTAATCTTGAACTGTACGACCAGTGTTTTTAACATACTCATTGATAACTCGAAGCTGATCGCTAGCAAAGTCTTCATAGTCTGTTTGTTCACTTGTTGTGTTAAGATCATCAAATGATGTTAGGTCTCGCCCAAGCTTTTCGCTAAGGTATTGTAAGACAACTTCGTCATCACTGATTTCCTCACCCTCTTGCTGTTGACTAACTTGAGATTCATCAACGTTAGTCTCCTCAGTATTTAAAGAACTCTCTTGTGTTAAATCCACAACGTTGGAAGGTTCCTGCGTTGTAGGTTGAGACTCAGCTGGTTGGTTTTCATCACCAGTCAAGTCTACAATATTTTGTTGGTTTTGTGGTTGAACAACCTCTCCACCAAGTTTACTTAATAAGTCTTCTCTTATATCCATTGTCTTAAATTTAATTTATTTTATTTTCGCAAATATAATTTTTTTTATATTAATATCAAACTATTGAGATATGTTTTGCTCTTCACCTAAAGGGCCTCTACGATCTTTTCTCTGTTCTATAAGTTGAGATTGATTCATAGCAGACTGTTGTTGAATATCTTTACGAACCTCTCCCTGTATGGAAGCAGTACCTTCTTTACCTAAATTACCTAACTCTATTTCCCTCAACCTTCGTTGATGTTGAGCTTGCTCAAACTGTTCTTTTAGTTGAAACTCTAATTGCTTTAACTGCATCTCTGCCTGATTCTTAGCTTGAATACGTGCTTGCTCCATTTGAACTTCAGCCTGCATCTCTTGCTGTCTTAACTGTGCAGCCTGCTGTGATGACTGTTGTTGCATCATAGCATTTTGCTCTGAAGCTTGTCTTGCTTGAGCTTGCTGTTCTTCTTGATATTTAGTTCTACGAAGAACAAGCATCTGATTAGCCATCTTAATATTTCTAATAGAACGTATCATTATAGCATCTTCAAGTCTAAGTTCTTTTTGAGCTAAAGAAACTTGAATGTTTTGCTCCATCATTTGTCTTTCCTCTTCACTAGGTGCAACCTCTAGAGTTATACCAAACTCATGTATAGACATCTTCTTCATCATATCTATGCTGTGCATTGCAGTGTCACCTATGACATTACTATACATATTATGTAGACCCTTATAATTTAAAAGATCTTGCATTCTCATAGATATACACTGAGAAGTTCTTTTTGTAACATTTAGGTAAGCGTCATTTATATCTCTTGTAGCGTTGTTAGATGCTAGTAAAGCTAACTTCTGAACACCTACAAGTGCTTCGCTAGATGGCTGAGAAGCATCACGTGCTTCATTAATACCAGTCACATCACGAATCATCTGTAGATTATGATTATAAACATTTATTAAAGTTCCAAAATCTCTACCTATACCATTTTCTAACTCAGCAATAGGTACTGCACCTGTCATGTTACCCTCATCATCTATACGTCTATAGTATATATTACCAGTTTGATCGTATATTTCTTGAAGCTCTAAAGGAGTAAACGTACCACCATCACCTTTTGATACGTTCTCTAAAGAACCAATCTCAAAAGCTGCACCCTTAGGTCTAGCCTTAGCAAGAACATGTTGTATTTTAAGGTGAGCTAACTGTATTTGATCAGCAAAAGGAATCATTCTATCAACCAAAGATTTACTCTTCATCTTATAAAGATTAGGTTGATATATAATATATGATAAATTAGTCTCTGATAAATTAGATTTAGATCTAGGCATGTTTTCCATCATACCATAATTAAATATATAATCTGTATTTATTATATACTTACCAGTATAAACTACCTTTACTGTAGATCCTATGTTCTCTCTTTTAGTTTTTGAGTTTTTAGGAGCCTTATAGTTAGATGCTTTTTTATTTACAGAAAAACCACCAAACTTATTTTCTTTCTTCTCGTAATTTAAAGAGTGACTTGTAATAAACTCAGCATCTAAAACATTAACACTAAACTTATCATAATCATAAGTTTCGTTACCATTGTCATAGTAAGCTCTATCACCATAAGTCATAGGGTTGTTATTCTTACCTGCATACTCTTTAGCTATCTTCTGATAATCATCTTCACTAAACTGATCTCCAGCTTGCTGTTTAAGATCAGCTATAGTCATTGAGTAAATCTCACCCGCATGTCTAACGTTTTTAAAGTCAGGCTTTGATGAATATGAAGTAATAAGATTAGCAGGATCTACGTGTCTAATTGTAACACCTCTAGAAGGAGATAGCTCAATTTTAGAAGAGCATAAACCTAAAACAACTAAATCACGAATCATTAATCTTTTAACTTCATCGTAATCGTTTATATCTAAAGTATATTCTATTGCTTTCTCTAACGCTATCTCTACATTTTGTTTGTAGTTTATAGCCATAAACATATCTATCTCTTCAGAGCTTTTAGCAACAAAACCTTTAGGAGCAAGAGGTATACCAGTTTGATCTTCTAGACCTTCTACAAAGTCTTTGGTAATCATGTCAGCATACATCTGCTTCTTTTTATTTAATCTTTCTTCTGCAGCTATAGGGTCTATAGATTTGGCTTTTATATCGTACTCCTGATTAACCATACCGTTAACTATAACGTCAACAAACTTTGGTATTATTGATACTGGAGTAAAATCTATATTAAGATAAGCAGTATCACCTTGTACGTCTAACAGGTCTTTGTACTTTCCTATATCCTGACTACCCTCAGCGTATGCTCTATTTCTAGAATATCTTATCTTTCTATCTCTATGGTAGACATCTGAATTTTTACTATAATCATAATACATAGCCTTAAAGTAATCAAGACCATACTTAATGTCAGCTTTTTCTTCATTCGTAGCTAACGGAGAAGGGTAGC